AAAGAAAAATGAAGATGAACGCAAACCATGTATGTTTGTGTTAGACTCTTTGGGTATGTTATCTACTGAAAAGGAAATCAGAGATGCGTTAGATGATAAACAAGTAAGAGACATGACCAAATCACAATTGGTCAAAGGTGCATTCAGAATGTTGACTTTGAAACTTGGTCAAGCAAACATTCCAATGATTGTAACCAATCATACCTATGATGTTATCGGGTCTTATGTTCCTACAAAAGAGATGGGTGGAGGTAGTGGTCTTAAGTACGCCGCTTCTTCTATCATATATCTCTCAAAGAAGAAAGAAAAGGATGGAACGGAAGTTGTTGGAAACCTTATCAAGGCAAAGACTGCTAAGTCGCGTTTGAGCAAGGAGAACAAAGATGTTACGATTCGTCTGTATTACGATGAGCGTGGTCTTGATCGATATTATGGTCTTCTTGAACTCGGTGAGATTGGCGGACTTTGGAAAAATGTAGCAGGTCGATATGAAATGACTGTTGACGGCGAAACCAAAAAGGTGTATGCTAAGGCGATCCTCAAAAATCCAGAAACTTACTTCACTCCTGAAGTGATGGAAAAGTTGGATGAAGTCGCAAGAGAGGAATTTAGTTACGGTTCGTAATCACATTTGTATTTTATATTTTAATGGATAAAGTTGAAATCCTGATTCTAAGGAATCTTTTGCATAATGAGCAGTATCTTCGTAAAGTAGTTCCGTTTATCAAACCTGACTACTTTGAAGACTCCCAACAAAAAGTTGTATTTGAGGAGATTCTCAACTTTGTTTCAGAGTACAATCAACCTGCTACTAAAGAAGTTCTTTGTATTGAAGTAGAGAAACGTCAAGATATTAATGATACAACCTTTAATGAGATTACTAAACTCATTAGTTATCTTGAGGATGTCCCTACAGATTTTGATTGGTTAGTTGACACTACTGAGAAGTGGTGTAGAGATCGTGCCATTTATCTGGCATTGATGGAGTCCATTGCACTTGCAGATGGAAAGGACGATACGAAGGATCGCGATGCGATCCCGAGCATTCTATCAGATGCTCTTGCAGTATCTTTTGACACTCACATTGGTCACGATTATCTCCAAGATTATGAAAAAAGATATGAGACATATCACAGAAAGGAGGAGAAAATTCCTTTTGATCTTGAATACTTTAACAAGGTCACAAAAGGTGGTTTGCCTAATAAGACTCTCAACATCGCTCTTGCTGGTACAGGTGTCGGAAAGTCTCTATTCATGTGCCATGTTGCTTCTTCCGCACTTCTGGAAGGGAAAAACGTTCTCTACATCACTCTTGAGATGGCAGAGGAAAGAATTGCTGAAAGAATTGATTCCAACCTTCTCAACGTCCCGATCCAAGAGATCATAGATCTTCCTAAAGTAATGTTTGAGAATAAGGTGACAAACCTTGCAAAGAAGACTCAAGGTACGCTAATTATTAAAGAGTACCCAACTGCTTCTGCACATAGTGGACACTTTAAATCACTTCTTAATGAACTTGCACTTAAGAAATCATTTAGACCTGATATTATTTTCATTGATTACCTTAATATATGTGCTTCCTCGCGGTATCGCGGAAATAGCACTGTCAATTCATATAGCTATATCAAAGCTATTGCTGAAGAACTTAGAGGATTGGCTGTCGAAGCAAACGTCCCTATCGTTTCTGCCACGCAGACCACTCGTTCTGGTTATGGTAGCTCTGACGTTGAGCTTACTGATACTAGTGAGTCCTTTGGCCTCCCTGCTACTGCTGATCTTATGTTTGCCCTTATTTCAACTGATGACCTTGAGGGGCTTGGACAAATTATGGTGAAGCAGTTGAAGAATCGTTATAACGATCCTACCATCCATAAAAGATTTGTGGTTGGTATTGATCGTGCAAAGATGCGTTTGTATGATTGTGAGCAATCTGCACAAGATGACATACTTGACAGTGGCAAAGAGGAGGAGTATACTTATGAAGAAGCAAAACCAAAGAAATCGTTTGATGGATTCAAATTCTGACATAGTAAGGACTGATGTCCCTCATTATTACGAGATGACTTTACCTAACGAGTCTAAACGACATTGCGGAACTTTGAGGGATGTTGAATGTATACGGAGTATGTATCCAGATGCAGTCTATGCTAAGATACTTCTTCCACATCCACCAAAGACAGTGGATGTTCCATATGTAACGGTTGCTCCTGATTTTGAACTCCCGGCACAACAAATTTTACCCGATAGACAACAAGAACCATTTATCCCAGATTTCCATGACTAAAGTTGACACTGAAAAATACCTTGAGTTTGTCAAAGAAGTAACAAGTCCCCCCAGTCTTGACTGGCCTGTTTGTGCTGCACGTCTGAGTGAACTTGAAGTCAATGACTGCAATGTAACTCAACTCCTGACTGCAGCACTTGGTTTGACTGCAGAGTCTGGAGAGTTTACTGAAGTTGTGAAGAAGATTTTCCTTCAAGGCAAACCTTATAATGAAGAGAATGTTTTTCACATGAAACGTGAACTTGGCGACATCTGCTGGTATCTTGCTCAAGCATGTATGGCACTTGATACCACCTTTGATGAAGTGATTGAGATGAACGTTGATAAGTTGATGGCACGTTATCCTGGTGGAGAGTTTGATGTTCACTATTCTGAAAATCGTGTCGAAGGTGATGTCTGACGCTTCGGCGTCCTCGGGGGATTAGTTTAGTGGTAAAACGGATGCTTTGCAAGCATCAGTCACCAGTTCGACTCTGGTATTCTCCATAAATAAAAATAAACGTCTGTGGAGCGTATTCCTATGGCAATTACAATTCCTTCAGATGCAACAAAGACTTTTGAGAAAGTCATGGGTGCATTAGGTGGAGAAGATTATTCTTACTATCTTTTTGATTTAAAGAATGTCAACGAAAATCCTAGAGCAAAAAAAGTTCTTGAGATGGTGGTCTATGTGCCACAAGCAAAGAGAGTAACAGCAGCTGCTAACATACAAGCATCTCTTGATGGTGATGGAGTTATTGCTAAGGTATTAGATAAAGAAACTGAGTTGGATGTATATTTGATAGGTAATGAAAAGAAGTATATTAGAATTCTTGTAAAACCAAATGGTTCAAAAGGATCTGGTGGTGGTGCTGCTGCAACAGCAATTCAAGAAGCGGCACAGTGTGTATATGCTGCCATGAGATATTATTGTGGAGAGAAGGATATCTATACAGAAGAAGATCTTAAATGTGGTATGGATTATGTTGATGTGGGTGGTACAAAACTAGAAGATATTATGAGTCTTCCAAAGGAATGGAAAGAGGGATCTGTGAAGGGGGCAAATGAAATATTTAAAACAGTTGGTGGATCTGGATATAAGTTTGTGAGAGGTGATAGTCTTCTTGATGATGGAGCAATTAAAAAAGCATTTGGTAGAGTAAAAGGACAAACTAATCTTTCCTCTGAAGATAAATGGAATCCTGCTGATATTTGGATGGTGAAGGAATCTGAAATTGGTGCAATTAAAAAGCATTTGGATGGGGAGAATACTATTGATTGCTTGAATAATGCTCTTCTTCAAATGTTTACTGAGAAAAAACTGATTGGTATTTCTCTCAAAAAAATTGAAGGTGCTGCTAATATGAGTATCAAGAATGATATTCCTGCTGCACAGAAGAAGGCAAATGAGAAAGCTAGATTTGTTGATTATGAGTTGAGATACTTTAATAGAAATTCATATCCTATGGATGTTTATCTCAAGTATGGACCTGGAGGTTTTGATAAGTTTCAAGCAAGAAATTTTGGAGGTTCTACTAAAGGTGACTGGAAGTTGGAATTGAAGGGTAAGTCTGCTGCTCAAGGTAAAGTGCAGGGAGAAGTTGTAATTAGACTTTTAAGTGATGCTGGATTTACAAACATTTCTCAGTTCAAGATTCCAACTTGGGCAGAGTCATCTCCAGGAACGAGTGCAGCACAGAAAAAAATAACAAATGAAATTTATGATTTGTTGAAAAAATATAATGCACAAGGTATGTCTGGTACAGAAAAGAACATTAAAGCAGATATTGCGTCTCAGGAAAAGTCTTGGAGGTATAGTAAACTTGCTGGTTTGAGATTTTTAGATTGGTTGAAAACAAAATGTAAAGACTCAGATATGGCAATGAAAGAGTTATATCTCTATGCATCTTCTCAATCTGATAAATCATCCGTATATTACAAGTTACAGTAACCGCTAAATATAGTATAAGGATTAACGATATAGATGAAAAGTTTCTTTCAGTTCTTGAATGAGGCTCAGTCGCAAGCAAGTATGCAAGCGAGAAAACTGAACCTAAAGAGTGATGGTCACGGAGGATGGTTAGATTCCCGTGGCAATTTTGTTGCAACAACTGAAGATGGTAAGTTAAAGTTTGTCGATAAAAAGAAACCAAAGCAACAGGATGACAAACCTGCACAACCAAGAACAGCACAGGTAAAACCTGAGCAAGAACCTAAGAAACCTGCACCTCAAGAAACAGAAAAGAAAGGTACAAAGAAAACTGAAACTGATGAGGTTTCTGGAGAAACTGCAGAAACTCTGACCGTCGCATTTGGTCGCTTCAATCCACCCACTGTTGGTCATGGTAAGTTATTGTCTGCTGCAAAGAAAGC